CAATTTGTCCCAGAAAAAGAAAACAACGAGATTTGCCCATATGACTATTGACCAATTGAAGGAAAAAGCGCGCGATAACAACTTAAGGCGCTGTATTCTTCGTTCTCTGATTTTGGAAAGTGACTTCGCAAAGGCCGGATCAAAGTTTGATCTTCTTGTGATGAACTTTCGCGATAATGCGGCTGTGTTTCAGAAATATGGACCTAACAAACAAATGCGGTTTTACAACATTCGTGTTGCTGACCGTACTGTGCGCGTGAGCGTTAATCTACGTGAAGAATTCACTTCCGAGATTTGGCGCCATACTATGGATTTTGTTACTTTGGATGCGCAAGGGCTTTTTAGTATTGATCATAATCTCTCTTTAAGCTTGGGAGATGGACCTCTTCTGCAATTAATTCAGTCTTTGACGCACGTTGCCTCGAATTTCCTTGATTTCGCGAACGATTCTGCACGGGTTGTTGGGATAGCTAGTTTTATTGTGCGTTCTGTGCGTATGTTATTTTCAAAAACCTTTGATGTAATGGAGGCCGTTTTATTGATGATTGAAGGTCTTGCTAGAGTGACAGATTTAAATAAGGTAGTTGAATTGGCTCAAACTTTGGCAGGACACTTGTCGAACGTTCACAATTGGTTATGTAATAAACTTGTTGCGCAAGCGGGACCAGAAATTGATCCCATCGCTTCGTTGGCCACTGTATTTTGTGTGATCTTTGGATCGAGCATATTGAAGGTGGTTCCAAAGGGTTCCCAGATCGATGAAGCAGTGAATGGTTCAATCAAACTCGGGAACCTTATGCGTGGTCTTTCAAATTCCTGGTCTGTCATTGAAAAAGTGGCCAGTTATATTTTTGCAAAAATTTTTGAGTGGCAATATGGTGTTCCCCCTCATATCGCAAAGCTGGAAGAGTGTATGCTTGGAATAACTGATTGGTATAAACAAGTACAATCCTTGGTCTCCCTTCATACTCCAGATGAAATTGGACGTGATTCTGCAAGATGTGCTGAGGTTGAAACTCTATACTCTCAAGGTGTGCGGTTTTCTGCTATGATTGGAGATTTCAAATTTGATAAAAACATCGTGATTGGTTTCCAGACGCACTTTCGTGTTATACAAGCGTGTTACGATCGTGCACAATCGTCTGGAGCATTTCGTGGCGGACCCCGAGTTGAACCTATCGTAGTCTTAATTCATGGTCAATCAGGAGTCGGTAAAAGTGGTATGATGTTTCCCCTGGCTATCGATCTTCTGCGTATTGATGGTATTCCCAATGGTGATTTCACACAACAAATTTATAACCGAAACATAGAACAAGAGTTTTGGGATGGATATCGTGGTCAGCGTGTAGTAATTTATGATGATTTTGGACAAATGCGAGATAGTCAAGCTAATCCTAATCTTGAATATTTCGAATTGATTCGATGCGGAAATTTGGCCCCAATGGCATTACATATGGCTACTATTGAGGAGAAGGCCAAGACTTTCTTTAAATCTCGAGTAGTCATACTTACATCCAATACTGCGCGTTTTGCGCCAGAATCTTTAACGTGGCCAGATGCAGTGCGTCGTCGTTTAGATATTTCTGTTGAAGTCACAGTGAAGCGAGAGTATGCCAAATACTGTGAAGCTTCTCACGTTTGGCGCGTTGACCCGGTGAAGGTATTCAAGAAATTAGGAGTGCATCAATCGATGGATGTGTATAATATTTGGGAATGTGATATTCATACTGGGCATCACATTTCCAATGCACCTATGTCGTATGATAAGTTTCAAGAGAAGTGTGAACAAATTTATAGAGTGCGTTTCGAACGTTCATCTCAGCTGTTTTCGTTTCTCCAAGAACGAGCAGATGCACCAAAATATGAAGATTTGGCCGCACAATTGTATGTACCAGAACTTCAAGAAACTGGTGTGGTGGTGATGCGTGATTGCGTGAAAGCCTTTAAAGATTTTGCGCTTCTGGATTTTGCGATGTTGTGTGATTTTGGATTGGAACAGTGTGCCGATCTTTTTGATTGCCCTACACGACTGTGGCTCAATACATCAGTAGATGCTGTGCGTCGAAATCGTGTGACAATCAAAGAAGGTTATTCACTGTTTCTCGAATTGTGTGAACAGGCTTGTTATCGCAAGGATGTTGTGGAGCACGTGACATGGAAATTGGATCACACAGATGAAAATGATCCTTTGTCTTTCCTTGAACTAGACCCAGAACAACGTTTTCCTTGTATGATTCATTTTATTCAAAATCGGAAAGTGATTCGCAACTCTAAAGTAAAGCAACTTCAAATGATTCTTAAGAAAAGTGTGGAGACTTCACAAACTGGCTTAGGCGTTGTTTTGGAGAAAGCTCAAAGTGCACTCAAAGCTGCGAAGTGGTATCATTTTGCACTTGCTGCAGTACCTTTTGTTGCGATATTGTGGTACATGTATCAAAAGCCTAAAGAAAACCATGCGCTCAATCGTATTGAATCCATGAAGCAGATGACTTCAGAGGATGTTACACATTTATTGAGTGGTCCCGTGATAGAATTAGGATCTAGTGCTGATCCAAAAACTGCAACAATTAAGAAATCAGTTGTGGAACTTGGTTCTAGTGCTGACCCAAAAACGATGAATGTGAAGAAGGCTGTGGTGGAAGTTGATTCGCTCGAGACAGAATATATGTTGGACAAGAATGGAAAATGTTGTGTATGTGGAAGTAGTACTGATCCCGTTATTATGTTACATGGTGTCAAGATGCTGGCATGTGCGCTCTGTTTTGGAAAAATGATGAAAACGGCACCCCCTGGTACGCTTAGCGCTTTATTGTTCGCACCAACTCCTACAGTGGAATTGCAAAACAATGAACCACTCCAGTTGAAGGACAAACGATTGCAAGCTCAGTTACAATTGGACCCCAATGCGTTCGCCATTTCGAAGAAAGTGTTGAATAACATATACGAGTTCCAATTGGAAATAGAAGGAAAATGGTCGGCAAAGATGAAACTGTGCATGATTCGTGGGCGAGTAGGTTTAACGGTTGCTCATTTGATACCATATTTGAAACTAGCTTCTCGAGTAAGGTTGTATAATAAGAATGTACCTGACGGACATATTTTTCCGATTGGGAAAATTTCGTGGGAGATAGTTTTAGATGCATCACAACGCCCGAAGGATCAAATCTTGGTATGTTTTCCGTCTGATCTTCATGATCATGCAGATTTGACGGGTTCAATAGCGGATTCAGTAACAATGTCATCCTTTGGTAGGTGTTCTGCTGTCTTGTGTGTTCCTTTCGATGGCGGCGCTTTAATGAAGTATGGAGAGATTAAAGCGTTTGATCAAAATGTTATATCGTACTTTGATGGTGATCGAGAACTAACGATTAGAGATAGGTATGAGTACACGTCCCTGGAAACAACACGAGGGGATTGTGGATCTATTCTCATTGCTATTGGTTCTCATCTACCTAAGAAAATTCTTGGTATTCATGTTGCAGGGAATGTTGGACTTGGTGTTGCTTCTCCATTGGCTGTGAAGGATATCTTGCGTACTATGAATTCCTTCCCAATTCAGGCACATATTTCGCTGGATGTCGATATGTATTTAACGTCGCAAGCCGCTTTTGATGAGATAAAGAAGCCGGACGGTAATTTTGTGACAGTGGGTGTTTCCAAGATTCAAGCCGCTAGCCCCTCGAAAACCGCACTGCGCCATTCCAAGTGTCATGGGAAAATCATTGAGGCACTCACAGCACCTGCCGCGTTAAAACCAATTTTAGTTGAGGGAAAATTGGTAGACCCTATGTATAATGGACTTAAGAAAGCTGGCCAAATTCCGCCATCGTTGAATGATGAGTATTTGGACGCAGCTATAAATGATGTTATGAGAATTGTTTGTTCTAATATTCGTGAGAGTGATTGCCGGATTCTATCAAATGTAGAAGCAGTAGCAGGTGTCGAGGGTGATGATTGTCTTCCTCCTATTAAGCGTAGTTCTTCTGCTGGGTATCCGTGGATAGCCGATCGGAAAGGAATAGGCAAGACAAAGTGGTTGGGTAGTGATGCTTATTCTCTATCTCCAGACGTTGAATTTGTCATGTGTGAGCGGGAGCGTTTGGCGAAACAAGGGATAAGATACCCTACGTTTTGGATTGACACTCTCAAAGATGAACGTCGTCCTTTAGACAAGGTTGCAATCGGGAAGACGAGAGTATTTTCGGCTGGACCCATGGATTTCACCCTAACTTTTAGGAAGTATTTTCTGGGATTTGCGGCTCATTGCACTCGGAATAGAATAGACAACGAAATATCTGTGGGAACAAATGTTTATTCTCAGGATTGGACCAAGACCGCCAAGAAGTGTACTACAAAAGGCAGCAAAGTAATAGCAGGAGATTTTTCTAATTTTGACGGGACGTTGCTTTTGCCCATTTTGTATCGTATACTGGATATCGTGAATGAGTTTTATGGAGATGGCGAAGAGAATGCTTTGATACGCCACGTGTTATGGAAGGAAATCATCAATTCGATTCATGTCTGTGGAAATAATGTGTATATGTGGACCCATTCTCAGCCGTCAGGTTGTCCTATCACAGCAATTTTGAATTCGATTTTCAACTCTGTCAGCATGCGTTATTGCTGGATGGTTGTGTTCCAAAAAGAACCCGTCATGCAATCAATGAAAGTGTTTAACAAGCATGTTGCTATGGTTTCGTATGGGGATGATAATGTCATAAATATATCGGATGATATTTGCGAAAAATTTAATCAGTTGACGATAGCTGAAGCGTACGCAACGCTGGGAATGGTTTACACTGATGAAGGAAAATCTGGTGAGATGGTAAAATATCGGGATATTGAAAATGTGGCATATTTGAAGCGCAAGTTTGTGTGGAGTAGTGACGAAATGATCTGGCTTGCGCCGTTGGCCATGGAGACAGTGTTAGAAATGACTAATTGGATCAGGGGAGATTTGAACCAAGAAGCCTCAACAGTTGAGAATATGGAGACTTCTGCGTTTGAACTCTCCATTCACGGTAAGAAAGTTTTTGATGAGTGGCTTCCAAAATATATTGCAGCTTCGCGCACATTTGCCGAGCGACCTAAATTCCTCACGTACAATGAGTATCGACACTCTGAGGCAGTGAAGTATGGACGAATGAATGAATAGGTTTTGGTGTGTTTTCCTTAATATAACTACTGATTTATAAATGGGTTTTGGTATGTTTTCCTTGATATAACTACTGTTTTATAATGAATCTATTTTAGGGACTTGCTGATTATCGCCGTTGTCAGCTTGTAGCAAAACCCTTAGAAATAGTTGCGTATCGTTCTTTTGAATGTGTGTAAGTGGAGAGTTTCGGCTCTATGTTGGGTGTGTGCCACTTTAAATATAGGCTATCTAACCGGCGCGTGTATATTAGAGAAGTTTGATTGTGCCTCTATGAATGCGTGAATTCTTATAATCGCTAATAAAAATAAAGATATTTCGTTTTGTGTTATGTGTGGAGGCTATATGTATAATTCCGATGTTAAGATAGTTCCTGCGTCATATTTGCGTCGTGCCCGTACGTGTCAATTGTGTTTCTTGAAGACGGCTGCGCACATTCAGCGTAAAATTGACAATAATAATGATAGCAATGGACGACTCCAAGCGCAGATGGATGTTGTCAAGTGTAAATGGTGTGGTGGAAGTCTTTTTGGCAATAGTCATCCAAATTTGTCATCTAGCTTCATCATGTCTCAGCTCACGTGTGCGCGTTGTCAAATTGACCGATGGAAGTGTAATGAGGAGCGGGCCAAACGAGGTAAATATTATAATATGAAGGCTCAAGTTGGGGGGATGATGGATGACCAGCAGCTTATGGGAGATAGAGTTATTGAACAGCAACAAATCACCACATTTGCAGAAGATGAAGAACAAATAGTGCATGTGAAAGATGAAATTTCCACGGCGCCTTTTTGGAACAACCTCGTTAAGGATTCTATGGAACACGACATAGTGAATATCCTCAAGCGCCCAATTCGTCTTACAGGAGGTTTTCTGACTCCAGATCTTGTTTTTGCTGGTCTCCCTATGCCTGATTATCTCTTTGCCAATAGTACCAATCTTGTGAAAAAGGTGGCATATTTTGGGTTTTTCCGCGCGAATTTGAAATTTAAATTGATGTTTAATGCTTCTCCTTTTATGTCAGGGAAATACCTTATGTGGTTCAATCCAATGGCAGGATATTCTAACAGGCCCCTCGCCCCAACCTTGGCTTCCAAGACAGGATTTCCGTGTGTAGAGATTGATATTGCTAAGGGCTCCTCTGTAGAATTGAAAGTTCCGTATTGTGCTCCTTTGTCTCATTACAACTTGACAAATGGGCAATCTTATATGGGCAAGTTGCATTTGGATATTATTACAGGAACTCTTGAAGGTGCAGCTCCTTCGTTAGGTCCAGCTTATTCTTTGTATGCATGGTTTGAAGATGTCGAGTTGTCTATGCCCGCAACGTTTGAAGGAATTGCTGCCACTCTCCCTAATCCTCCTCCAGAAACCTTATTTGCCCAAATTGCAGTAGAGGAGAGTGTGCAACTGGCAAAACCGCGTTTGTCTGCCATTTCAGGGGGTATAGCCACTACCGCGCGATTGTTTTCCAATATTGTACCCCGATGGTCTGGTTTTTTGCGTCCTGTTGAATGGATTTCTCGTGTTGTGAGTGGTGCAGCGTCTAGTGTTGGTATGAACAAGCCTGCTGATTTGCGACCTGGAGCGCCCATGTTCAATTTGCCGGCGAAGGGATTTACCAACATGGATGGTGACGATGGGGGAGTAGTTTTGGGAGCGTCTCCTGACAATTCTCTTACTATGCCCTCAGGAATGTTTTCCACAGATGTTGATGAGATGGATTTGGGATATGTGACGCGTAATTCTTGTATTTGTACTAACGAAATTTCTTGGACTACCACTCAGACAACCAATACAGTCCTTTACACTTTTCCTGTTCATCCTGGACTTTGTGAGATTGCTGGTTCCGATATTTATCCCACTACTTTGGCCTTTGTTTCATCTATGTTCGAACGGTGGACCGGAGGATTGCGTTATCGATTAGCTGTATCTAAGACCGCCTTTCATACTGGTCGTCTTCGTATAACATTTCACCCGTCATATTTCGATACAACTTTGGCAACATCTGAGCAGCAAAATGGGTACAACTGGGTGCTGGATTTGTCTGTATCGTCTGATATTGACTTTGTTGTACCTTATGTTTCCACTACACAATGGAAGGAAGTGAGATTGGGAAGAACTTCAGCGGATGTACGAAATATCGACGTGTCCTCAGGAATGATTTCCGTGACAGTTTTGACTCAATTGAAAGCAGCAAGTTCGTCTGTCGCCAATTCAGCTCCCATGTACCTGTGGATTTCGGCTGCAGATGATTTCTCCCTAGCAATTCCTTCCAATCCGCGGTATTGTCCGAAAAATTATGAGCCTGCACTTCTTGAAGAGGATGTTGATGAAACTGACACCTTACATGCACAAATCTGGAATGAAACTAGTACAGATTCGAAAGTTAATCAGGAAGTTGAAGATATTTCCCAAAATTTGTTTCCCAAAGCTCCAATTCATCCTACTTTCCCCGAACAAGTTTGTATTGGTGAGAAGATTGTGAGTTTGCGCCAAATTATCAAACGGTTTTGTAAAACTGCAGAAGGGAAAGCTACCCCCTACCCAGATTTGTTAGGCACAGATTTTGCTTTTCCCGGTCCAATTCCAACCACATTTCCAACTCCAAATACAGTGAATGCAATTGGTATAGATCCAGCATATTTTGGCACAAATATTGTAGCTTATACCAATAGTAGAGCCCCAGCAACCCAAATTAAATACTTTGTCACGGGCACAGGAGCAGCTCAGACTTTAACTCCCTTTTCTGCTGTGGTTTCGGAAACGTTTCAATCTCAAGCTCTTTTGCATTATCTTTCATATTTGTATACTTTTTGGTCTGGGTCAAAACGTTATAAAATTTTCTTTTCGAAAAATGCAGCGCAAACTGCTGATGTGTTGGCTCGACCGCGTTCCCAAATTCCTTTTCGTGTATATCGCGACACAGATGTTGTAAACAATGGTTTTATCACTCCGCCGCGTTCGTTCAAAGATTTAACCGAAATGAATAGGATCGATGCGCGTTTTGAAAGTGTGGTATATCCAGATTTGGATGGATGTATTGAATTTACCGTACCTTATTATAGTAAGCTCCCTATTTCTCTCATAGCACAAGGGACTGTAAATGGGAATAGAGGAACATTCGTGTCGCGTAATTTGGTTGCCGTTAACGTTGGTTTCAATACGCAAGATTCAGTGAGCCCACACTTTGAACAAGTTGGATCGAATATCTTTCCAACCTATACCGCCCAGATTAATGAGGATGTCGGTGCCTACACTTTGTATGAAGCTGCTGGCGACGATTTTTCCTTTGGATATCTCCGCGGAGCTCCTGTTTTGCTCAATACTCGAGCGTTTATTACTTAAAATTTTGTCTTTTTATATATATTTAAATTTTCGTTTATTAACCTCTTGAGGTGGTCACTTTTCTTTGCGAAAGGAAAGTCCCGTAGTGTATCAAATACTTTAACCACCCTCGGGGTGGATATGGTTTTGATACACAAAGGGTTCAGCCCCAAGTGTTTTAAACTTCCATGTCCAATTCGCAAGCAATTTTATCCTGCTGGACTCTAAAGTTTCGTCAAATTTTTGGCTTAACATCAGGA